TAATCTGTTTTGCGTATATCAACCATTTCTTCTTTTTTCCAAATCCACTTCCGTTCCATCCCTTCTACGTAATGAACTCCGTAATTTCTATCAAGCCCTGAATCCCAAGCTTTCTTCCTTCGCCTGTATGTAGCTTCACGTTCCGCTGCCGGTTTGCAATTGCCGTAATTTATTATTATACCCTCTGCCGGATATATTTTGCGTTGGGGAATCTGTATTGAATCTGCTTCAAATTTAATCGTGTCGTGATATTTTGCAATCATTTCAAGCCTCGACATAAAACGTCCATAAAAATAACAATCTTTCAACGGAAGCTGATATTTTTCTCCGGTATTATACATATTGATATGCTGAACCGAGATCATATTGAATCCGTTGCCGTCGGCTTCCTCTATTGTTTCCCGGAGTGTCTTCTGAAGCGAGTAAATTATATCAATACCGAGATATACTATCCAGTCAGGTCTTACTGCTTTTATGTCATTCACTAAGCATCGCTGCAATGTTATCAGATCAAAGCTGTTATTTGTGTCTTTTTGCCTAGTCCTCACTCCGTGATCTTTCATGTACTGATATGTCCCGTCAGTTGACATATTATCAACTATGTTAAGATCTATTCCCTGCTTTTTATAGTATTCAACCATCTTAGCTATATGCTGTATCTCATTCCAAGCAAAAGCAACTCCAAGTATCTTCATAAGCTGAGTATCATAATTTACTTCCCGCAAGTATCTGCAAGAACAATCCTCCTCCGGGAATCTGCATATGAATAGTGCTTTATCCGGTTCTCTTTAGGATATTCCCCGTATTCCTGTATAATGTATTTCAGTATTTTATCTTTCATATCTCTGTCTGCATCTTTTTTATGATAATAAATACCCAGCTTTTATCAACTGAGAAAGCCTCACATACGTTGAAAACAGCATCGTTTACTGACATATTCTGACATCGGTAAATTGAATACATACGGTAAATTTGGTAATGTTTTATTAAAGTGCAAGGGATTATCCCGATTTTAACATCAAATTTAATCCGCTCAATATTGTCATTTATGTATTCAAATAACGTCATATCGTTGCACGTACATCAACTTTAGTTTTCTGAGCTGCCTTTGCGTTAATGTCTTCTACTGTTACTATTGGCGGTGGAATCTTAGCTATTGCACTCGCAATATCTTCAGCCGTGAGTAATGTTTGATTTGAAGTGGCGTTAAGCTGTGACTGGCTTAACTGAGGTTGTGTAAGATATGATGCTCCAGTCTGTTGTGCGTAAATCCTCTGTACGGGAGTTGTCGCAACCATAGATGTCGGAGCTGAAGCTGAGTATTTCCCCTCTTCGGGAAGACCCGATTTGACTGATAGTATCTTCTTCACTTGCGCAAATCCGGCTACAATAGCTGCTGCCATTGCAATATAATTAGCTGGTGGGGGGTAACTAGCCAAAGCCCTTGTAGCTGCAAGGTAAGTATTTATTGTAGCCTGTGCGACGGCTGCTGCTTTTCCTATTGCTGTCTGCTCCCCGAACAAACTAGCTATTGATCCGGCAAATTCGGAGTAAACTCCTAGCTTAGATTCAAGCTCCATCTGATCTATCTGCCGACGTGCTGCTGCATACTTCTGATATATCAATGTAATATCAGCACCGGAATTTTCTGCTGCAAGTATCTCCTGTTGATACTGAAGATCTAAAGCCTCACGTTGAATGTCAAACTCGTTTTCGTAATTGAGTTCTTTTATCTGACGCCTGTTCTCTGCATCAATAAGTAACCGTTCCTGTTCCCAAGCTGCCTGATCCTCTGCAAGTGCCTGCTTTTCTTTCTGCGACTTTTTGTATTCTTCAACTTCTTTCGTCAACGCTGCCTGACTGTCTTTGATAGCCTTCTGATCTATTTCATAAATGGCTGTATCATACTCGAGCTTTAAGAGAAGTTTTTCGTCATTCGTCAGCTTTTCGTTTGCGATCTCCTGTTCATACTTCCATTTCAGGACTTGCTTCATCTTCTGTGCATCTTTCCCGGCTTCAATCTCCATTATCTTTAACCGGGTGTCAAATTCTTTCTTCTGTGCAGTTTCTCTTTCACTTCTAAGCTCCTCCTCAAATGCTGACATTTTAGAAATATTCCTTCTGTTTTCTGAATAGAACTGCGTATCTTTTTTGATCCACTCAGCATAAAGATTTTCTATCTCAGTAAGCTTATCTTCATTGTTATCCCGGAGTGTTTTAAGTGATTGACTTGCATTCTTTTGTTCTTCGTCTGTCATTTTTATAAATCCAATGACATCTTCCTGCCGTAATCCATTCCTTTCGGCAAGATACTTCGCTTCCATTTCAAACTTATCTTTTGCGAATTGAGCTTCCTTAGTAAGTAGCTGTTCGCTTAATCTCATAGCTTCCTTAGATGCTGCAAGTCGTTTTTCATCAGACAATCTCCGATCCATTGCCTGAAATTGAAGTTTCGCAATTTTATTTTCTAGCTCTGCTGCATCAGAAATAAAATTGTTTTGCGAATCATTAATAGCGTCTAATGCGTGAACATAATCCCAAGCAGCCCCGGTTGCGTTCTTCATCTGCTCTCCAATACCCGTGAAAGTTTCTTTGAATTTTTCTCCGGCTTCCTTAAAATCTCCCTTGAAGATACTTTTAACAGCATCAGCAAAAGCTATTACCCGTGTCCTTACGACATCAAGAACAGCTTTAATCTGCTCCAACCTAGCCTGAAAGTTAGTCCCGTAGGTGTCTGTGCTTTTAAGAGCTTTGAATAATCCAACCAATGCTCCAACGACTGCCGTGATAGCCAAAACTAATGGATTAAGCGCAAGTGCTTTTAAGGCAACTCCAAATCTCTGTATCTGAGAAGTCGCCTGTCCTAAAGCTCCCGGCATCATATTCATTTCTCCAATAGCCGTTTTGATAGAATCAGTATAATTACCCACATTGAGCCTGTTGTCGTGTACTCCTCTGCCAAAATCATCAAGTGACTTCTTCATATTGGCAACAACCTTGCTTTGATTGATATATTCTTTTGATAACGATATTATACCTTTCTCGTTAACCGTGTAAGCATTACCCATAAGCTTCAGCTGTGTCTGAGCCGTCTGCCATTGCCTATAAAGTTCTTCGTATGATCCCTTTTGCGCCTTATTAGCCTGAACAACCTGATCAACTGTTTTCTTTGCGTTCTTGTATTCAGTCTGTGCATTACGCAATGCAGCGTTACTTGCTTCTATCTCTTTTGCTGAAGCTGTGCCGGATTCTTTGAGCTGTTTATTTTCTTCTGTCAGCTCCTCAACTCTAGCTTTTGCGTTGGCAGCATCTTGTGCGTATTCGTCTAGATTGCTCTCAACGTTTACGATATATTTTTTTTCTTCATCAGCCATCGTTATAATTTTATAAGTTCAACCGTTGTAAGCTGTCCGGGAACGTAATTAATAATTTTATTAACATAAAAATATGCCTTGTATTGTGAAAGATACACCGGAATAGAATGCTGTAATCCAGCCACTTCGTAAGCCGGAAGATTCATTTTCGCTTTCCGCAAATTGGTCTGTGTAAGTAATCTTGACAATCCGGCATATTGAGTTACCATAGACGAGAATGAGATATCAAGAGTTGAAGCTTTTTTAGGACTACTTACGGTCGTCTTTGAAGATGCAGGATCTGTTGTTTCCCTTATTCCCCATGTTTTTTCGTATGCTCCATCTTTGCGTATGTGTTCAACATATACAATCCTTGCATCTATTTCTTCTTCTGGCTCCCAAGATTCTTCAGGATTAATTACATTAGCTTCTTTGTACTTGTTAAAAGCTATCCGAGCAATATCAACAGCAAAGGTGGTTGTCATCACCTCTACTTCATCGGCAGACGACACATTTAGTTCTATCATTTCTTTTTCATCCGGGAGCGTTGTGTCTTCCACGAGCAAAACCCCTGTGCCTTGATATTCTGATACGTCATCTGAAGGTCTGTATCTAAGATAATTTCTCTGCCCGTAATCTCCGAACTTAAACTCCATATCATCATCCCTCTCACTAAGATATTTGCTCCAATCCCTTGCCTTCGGTATGTTATTGTAAAGATCGTTATAACTCCAAAACGTAACAACCCGTGTTCGTGGGTTCGTTTCCGGGATCAAGCCAAAGAGCTGACAGATCATCTTTATAAAGTCTTTTTGCGATAATGCGGGAAGATAATATCTAGGCTCGACTACTGAGCCGAAAGCAATAAGCGGATTTTGTATCTCAACTATCCTTAGTGAAAAGAACCAATACCCGGCAGCGGAAGTTAATACTTCAAAATGCTGCCCGGCTGTTGCAGTAACTTCATATTCGTAATTTGTAGCCGTTAATCCGCTACTTGTTACTGTCATATCCCCCTCATAACCTGAATCAAGGTAAACCGATAACGTTGGAGAAGCCCCTGACGGTATTACTGTAACTAGTATCTTATACGTTGCAGCCCACGGAGCATAATAATAGCCCAGCTTCATATTCGCATCCCCGTTGACGAGAATAGTATTAGGGAAGTCGCCATCCCCGAGCTGGTCGTTAAGTGCTGCCATTCGTGTTCCTGTCCACCAAATTGAATACAGGTATTTACTTATAAATTCCTTATTTACCCTTCGTGAAGTGATAGGAAGAAATATCTTATCAAACAGATCGCTTGTAAGTATCTCCCCGGCAGGAGTGAACCCGGCATTTGTGAATATCTCCTCAAATATTGTCTTTGCCTTTACAAAGCACCATACTAACCCACCCCAAAAGGTAATATCCGTTCCGTCGTCATAAATAGGCGTAATCCCGCCATCATCTGACGGCTCTAATAGTGGATATACATAATCTAAATCGGAAGCGTGAGTAGCTACCATTGTAGCCCTGTTCCAAGTGTGATTAGTGGTTGCTAAAGTAAGATCCGATAGCTTTTTGTTTTCAATAGCTTGAAAGAAATTTTTATTCCCGGTAAGGATAGAAACAAAATAATATTGATCGTCAACACGGTCAAGTATTAGCCTCCCTCCGGTAACTATTTCAATATTGTCAGCAATTAATTTACAGGTCTTTTCCTGATACGGGAATGAAGTCTTTATCCCGGTTTCCCCTGACAGTTCAAATAAAGCTCTCATAGCCCGTGTCTTCTCTATCTTGAAACTTGCGCTGTAATCACTTTGCCTGTCTTTCATTTCCGCAATATCGTTGACTTGCTTAGTGATCGCAACTACTTCATCTTCGTCAAGCTGGCAAAGGGTATCATCCAGGTACAACCTTTGATTTTTCTGATACACGCTAGAGGCATTAGGGAGTTCATACCTCATTACTTCAAAGTCCATTTGATATCCGGGTTCCCCTGCCTGTCTGATTATGTGACTGCCTCTAGAAACATATACTTCGTGCCAAGATCCTGATGAATATGATTCCGTTCCCGCCTCAGAAATTGCATCTGCTGTTATATCTGTACTGTCAGCCGTCAAAATAGTGCTATCAGCCGTTACCGGAACTTCAACTGTGTAATCGTATGCCTCTGAGGGGAACCATTGCTCAACCTTTTCGGCAATTAATAGCCCGTTGAAGCCTCCTATATTGCCCGGTGTTATTCCCTCTACACTTATCCGGTATGAATATTGGCTTTTAATCCGTGTTGGTCTCTCTACCTTTGAAATAACGGAAAAAAACCTAGTGACCTGAGTTCCCATGCTCTCGGTCTGTAAGGTCATTTCATATCCGTTAGAAAAGAGAAAGTAATGCCATCCGTTGAACCACCAACGTAAATAAACCCCGTCAATACATTCGTTTATCAGAACCTTTATAGCACCTATTCTAAGAGCCATTCCATTAATTTATCATAACAGTAAGACAAGAATATTCCGGCTGCTGGATAGAAAAGCATATCAATAACATTAAACGGACGAACCGTTAAAACATAATACCATAACAAGACCTGACCTGTAAGGCACGTATAACATTTCCCTAACGGATAAGAAATATACCAAGGTAGCTTATCAATCAGTTTTCTGTAAAAGTGGAATACCATGTCCTGCCTTTGCAGATACCAAAAGACGTAACAGATCAACGATATTTTAAATATATCAAACAACATAATCACTACATTCTTTGGCTGCACTAGCGGTATGTCCGGGTTGTGCAATTATTTCAGTTGTGTTATTTATACCCTCTCCGATTATCTTCAATGTCGTTCCTACTGCTAATGCCGTAACATTCGACCAAGCCTTTTCTTCAATGTCATTTTGTGCTGCTTCGTAATACGTCGTACCTCCGCTTATATAGAATATCCTTCCTCCTGCCTGTCCTATTCCCCTGAGTGAATAAGCCCCTGCCGCTGCTGTAAATCTTCTGATCGGTCTTATATAATAACTGTTGAAATTGCTTTTTAGTGATTCCCATTGAGAACCATTAGAAAACCTCATTGAAAATGCAGATGTCGCAGGATTACCACCTGCCTCTGTTGACGTCCAGTAATAATCAAATATGCCATTGTCCTTGAAATTGCCAAGACCGAATAAATGCAAAGCCGTGTACATTTCATTCAATTCATCAAGTGATGGAAGAAACCAGTCGTCAAAACATTGAGCTGTAAGACTGAAATTAACATTAACTGCTGCACCGAAATTAATAACATTAAGTACCTGTAAATATATCTCCGTGCATCCAGTCGGTACTTGAAAATAAATGGTATTTACTCCGTTAGACAATCTTACATTTGTTCCGGTAATGACAACTACATTGTCCTTATCCCAGACGTAGAACTGCGGTTCTTCTCCGGCACTGATAGTTACATTAAGAGTAATTTTTAAATATTCTCCTTCCGTGACCGATATATCATTACTCTGTGCATATTCACTAGACAAAGCATTATTTATTGCTGATATAATATGCCTTCCGGCACTTGTAAACGTCGCCCACCCAGTAGCATCAGTCCAACTTGTAATTAAGCAACTGATTTCAGTATAATCTAATTCAGCCGAACTATCTTTTATAAGTCTTACAGACAAGTAATTTGTCAATTTATTTCCACTTGTCTTTACAACTGCTGCCGAATCGTAAGCAAGTCGTACTGCTTTTGCTGATAATTCCGTCCACGGTGCATTATCTTCGTCTGCAGTCCAAAAATATTCGTAGTTCAACAAGTGCCTGAATTCTAAAACACCAGTAAAAGAATTAACTATTCCAACACCGGCTCCACGACCTGAAAAATCGACAGAATCATCTGCGTCTGTATTTGGGGAATTCCAATGAATTGCATTTATACTTTTCAAATGCCCTCCTGCGACAGCATCTCCGCCAAGAAAGTCTATAAGGGTTTGCCATTCAGCAAGTGTTGGTATGTGCCATCCTGCCGGACAAAACCCTGACGCCATCACCTGTGTCCAGTTATACAATCCACCGAATACCGATCTTTTTGCTTCGTCTTCTCCATAGACCTTTGACCCCGGATAATCAGTTTCTACATTGTAACAAGCCCATATTTGAGTTCCGATAATAAGCTCACACATTACTGGTTCCGAAGGCGCAACAATAGGCAAATCAGGAACCGGGGTGTACCCTGAAGTGTAACTTATCTCTCTCGATCCGATATGTGCTGTTATCTCAATCTCTGTCCCGGCAACCATATTGTTATAAATAACAGGGCTTCCCGGCTCTATTCTTATCTCCATCCACCCGGCTATCCCAAGCAAGTAAACTTCCTTTGTGAAGAAGATAGTCCTGATAGCTGCTGCCTGTTCCCTAGTTACTTGCCCGGATGACATTGTGATAGTCCTTGTTGACAAAGTAAAATACCGTTCTCCTTCTGTGTTTATAGTGTGATCTCCGGGAAGGAAGAACCAATAGTGCCATCCATTATACCACCAACGAAGATAATACCCGTTACAAGCTGCCTTGATCGGGATTCTTTGAAGAACACTATTTCGTATTCCTATTATCATACGTCAGGAGTTATTGCAACGTAATTGCCTCCGGTATCCCATGCTCTTAATAGCCATCTAGTCTGAGTAACTAATTCAGCTTCAAAATAATAAAGCGCAGGTATCGCTGCCTCCGTTCCTGCACCTGAAACATTATTTATCGAAACCGAAGCTTCGTCACCTGATGCAGTTCTGAGTTCAAATCCATTCGATCCAACTCTGCCTCTTATTATTGTCCCAACCAAATGAGCAGAAGCAACCGGAAGTCTGCATATATAATTTGCATTAGGTGAATATATATAAGCATACTGCGATCCGGGTTTTATCTGACCAGTAGTTGCCCCCGTAGCAGTGGCTTCATAGTTAACACTTGTATCTCCTGTTTCGGGATTCCATCTCAATCCTGACTGTCCGTAATTATCCCTGAGTATTGTATTTGTCCCAGCATCGGATATATTCACTTGCTCCCCGGATGCTCCAAAAACTATATTATTTACTATAATATTACTGACACAACCGGCATTGATAGCAAAACAGTAACTATAGGTTCCCGAAGCCATCTTGCAATGATTATTAAAAACTATATTGTAACTAGAATAATCAGTCCCTCCATTCGTTGAAAGTACAATTGCGTATTTTGAAGCTACACAAAGAAGCGTGTTATTCATTACATTGTTGTATTCTCCTCCCTGAATATGGATAGCCATTTCTTCAGCTTCGTCTATCATGTTATCTTTGATGATAGCATGGTTCCCTGCTGTATAAACTCCATAATCTACATCGTAAATCCTGTTACTTTGGATTATAAGTCTTTCTGTTGCTGCTGTTCCTGCTCCGGGGGCTGACACACCGCTTATCATTCCAGTACCGTGAATTATATTACCGGAAATGAAGTGATCCGTCGTCGGACTTCCGTCTTCGTCTTCACAGCTTATACCGCATTTAGTATTCCCTGATCCGTTTGCTCCTGTTATAAGACGAATCGTATTGTCTGTAATCTTATTAAATGATCCATAGGTTGCAATTCCAACGTCTCCCGACCCTTCGACAAGACATTGCGTTACATGGTTGTTTATGGTTCCCCACCCAAAAGTTATACCATTCCAATAGCCATTCTTAATATGACAACCACGGATCATCGTGTCTTCGCATCCATGAGTTTCAATAGCTGTCATGGTACAGTCGTGAATATAGCAGTTCTCTATTAGAGTGTTGTAAGTATTATGCGTATATATGCAATCCTCAATAGCATTTACTGAAGCTCCTGCGTCGATCTTAGTTTGGTTCGATCCATTACCGTCTATTTCGATATTCCTTATTATGCAGTTATCGTATCCATCTATCTTAATCAGTGCAAATCTTGCTCCATAACTAGCATCTCTCCCTGCTGCCATTACTAATTTGGTTACATACTTGCCTTCTCCTTCAATAGTGACGTTATCGCATGGAATACTTATTTGATCTAACCCTGTATATGATCCTCGTCTGATAAACACTCTGCCTCCTGTCGGGGTTAATGCTGCAAGTTGTGCAAGTACATTGGTCATCAAAGTATTAAACGAACTAGACGAATAAGACGGAAGTCCTGCTCTGCTGTATGAATAAGCATAAAAGACTATTCCTGTTGTTTCTATTATGTATGTAGCCGAACCTAAACCTAGAATAGCTGAATACAATTCAGTAAAATTCTCATTACTTTTTATAAAAGCTGTTCTTATTGGATCGCCCAAATTATCATTGGGAGTGCTTACGTTAATATTTTGCTGTGCCATTTTAGATTGTTATTTCTGCTGTGAAGTAAGAAGCTCCTTCAGGTATTGAAGCCCTGCTTATATTCAGACTGCAAGCATGACCTTCCATTGCTCCGACAGGAACTTTCTCATTAATCGTGTCCAAAAGTACATTTGCTGAATTGTAGCAATTTATCTCAACGTCCATTTCTGTTTCAGGACTTACATCTAACTGTTCGGGAAGAAGGAATGTCAAATCAAAAGGCAGTCCTTTGAAATAAACAGGTTCTTCAAACTGATTAAAGAATGGTGCAGGATTGTTGTCTGTTGCAACATAGTCGTACAGATTCGATCCTTGTTCTTCTGACCTTACTGCTTCTACGTAATACCAAAGAATTTCGTCAGACGGTGGTGACAGTTCCCCTCCTTCCGGGTACCAAGGATTATCTGATCCATACCAACACTCTCTGTATTCAAATGAGAAATTTCCTGACTTATTTGTTTCAGCCATTACCCTGCTAGTATAATCCCCGTTCTTTCCAAGGGAAGTAACTATCCTTAGTAATCCGCTTACGTCCAAATCTGCAAAACCTTGACTGTCCGGGCTTGCAATGATTGTCAAAGGATGAAGAACCCCATTGATCTTCAGCCTTCCTTCAAAATAATACCCGCCTCTTAAAGTATGGTCATTCACATAATCAACATTCCCGACTATTGAGGAAAATACAATGTCTGTTTCAACATCATAATCTGCTCCCGGCATATCAGTTATCTCGCCAGTGTAAACATTTCCTAGATCATCGACAACAACAATGCTGTCTCCTTCCGCACCTGAGAAGTCTGCCGGGGGTGTTATCCCAAGATACCCGCCTGACGTTGCCCCAACAGCTATCGGGATAAAATCACTTCTTTGAAGTCTGAAGTTATTAGGCGATTCCGTTGCAATCCAGCGACAGATGTCAGCAGGATCGTCAGGATTTACCCTTGCCGGAGTTGAAATCAAGGTTATCATTCTTCCATTTCCTCCATTTTGAGTTTTACGTATGCTTCGTCATTACTGACAAACCCATCTCTCTGATCTGCATTAAAGTCACGGCATAGTTTTACTATTTGCCCGACCGTAAGGAAATAACCGATCTTAGTTCTGACTACCTTACCTATTGATTCTATTCGTCTTTCTGTTGGTATCATAATAATCAAATAATATTTCCCTCCTCTGTTCTTCCGTTACCTCCACTTTCCAAGATGACTAGGAATTTGCCTGATGTGAATTTCTTAACGGTATGCAAGTATTTAAGCTTTCCCATTATATAACCTCCATTGTTATTTCTCCGATCTTGTTGCTGAATTTCTGATTGATCTTTTCAATAGTCGCTGCCCTGACTGAAGTATAAATGTCAACAAACTGTTTTGACCGGAAGTGTTTATTTCCGTATTTGTTAATATACCAAGTGATAAACTTTGCTTCTCTGATCCTTCCTTCCTCAGTTACCGTTCTGAACATATTTCTTGCTCCCATCCAAGCAAAAATCCGCTTCCATAATCCTGAATCCCGATTGCTTTTTCTAGGTGGTCGTCCTTTCTGCAAAACAGGGAGCCAAAAGGGAACAAGCACTCCGATATGAAGATTATCTTCTTCGATCTCAAACTGTCTCATTACTGATTCTGGGATAACGTTACCGTAAAACATAGACTTATGACCGATAGCTTCGATCATGTCTTTCATTTCCGGGTTAAGATCAGGGATCATAAACAGGGATTGCGTGTTTCATTAAACAAGTAATAGATATTGAGATTCATTCCCCATCCTATTACATTAGCATCATACTTCTTCTCCAATATCTTATAGGCTGTTACCGGGACAATGGTTTTGAACTTAGCCTCTGCAATAAGTCTGATTATCACTTCCTTACAGATATTCAGTAATGTTTGGAGCGTGGCTTCGTTGTTCTCTGCCTTATCCTCCAAGCTTACCTGCTGAAGTATTTCTATTTTAAAAGGGTTGTAATGTTCGTGAATAGCATTTGCCCGGACTTCAAGTGTCACTTCATTCGGTTCAAAGTATATTCCGATTACGTCAGGTGGTTTGCTCTGATCAACATATAAGTTAACAAGCTGTTCCTGATCGTACAATACTAGGGAGCATCCTGAATCCGCTAGTATCTGCTTGATGATTGACGTTATCATTTCTCATCTTTATTGCTGATCCAGAAAAATAGAAAGCTCCAAGCCCAATCTATTTTTTCTTTCCTACCACAACATTTTGATTTCATAGCTTTTTACGTTTTAATTTTGCTTCTGTTTCCTCTTGCATCAATTTGAATAGTCTTTCTTGATATTCATACTTTTCTTTTGCGAGCATAAATCTGACTAGGCATTCTTTGTAAGGCTGTAATAATACTTCCTCTGTTGTGATCTTCATTTCATCTCTAAGGAAGTCAAGGGACGTTAAATCTGAAAATACATTAAGCTTTTCAATCCCGGCTGCCCTCTCTAGCTTCGTAGGTTCCCGGTGCAATAAATTGCGTTCTCGTTCTGCTAATTGACCAAGATGTTTTATCAACAGCGCTGCGACAGGATAAACTTCTTTTGCTTTGCAATTTATAACTTTCCTTCCGAATAACAATGCATTCTCGTTGTCCCATTTATCTTTTGTTACTATCGGAAAGTAATATCCCGTTAATATCCTGATGATAACTCCAAAGTCATCCGTTTCCTCTGCCACTAAATACATTCGTTGCCCATAGCAAAGACTGGCTTCAAACTCTGCGTAATCAGTAGGAATATGATACTTAGCCCCGTCTATTGTGATGCTTACGGGAGGAGGCAGCTGTATAAGTCCATCGGGAAGCCCTTGATACGTTTCATAGTTAATAATCAAATCCCGGAACGTAAGCTTGTCGATCTTTTTTATCCGTGCCATCTTTGAGGTCTCCTTTCCGGCTCTATTGCCCTGCGTATTGCCATTACCATTACGTCAACCTGATCATCGTGTTCTCCTAAAGGGAATTCAATAACTTCCTGCACAAAGTTCTGAAGCCACCCGGCATTCTTCAGTAAGTAAAGCCTTCCCGATTCTACAAATGGGACACAGGCAGCTAGTCGGGCAACTTTATCTTCCCTCGGTGGCTTATCAAGTACAATATTCAGCTTCGTTGAGTTCTTCAGCATTTGAGCAACAGACATTCCGTTGGCTTTTGGCTCAATGTATATCTTTGAATAATACCTGTTATATCCGTTTCTGTTTACGAATTCCGGGATGAACCTTAAAAGCTCCGGCATTTCCATCCGTACAGCAATAACGTCACGGACATATATCTTATTTTTCCACTCGCAATAACAGAATATTGCTGTCGGGTCATTCTTATCTTCTTCCGTATATGCCCCATCAAGGGTGAATTTCCATTGTAACGACACTTTCTCTGAAGCTGCTTCTTCCTCTAGGTTCCCTATTGAGAAGAAATTAAACCAAGCCTCTTTTATTGTGTTCCCTCCATCTTGCACCGGAGTTTGTAACATCTGCCCTGCATACCCGTAACTTCCAAGATCTATCTTTGCCTTATGGAGTGTATCTCTGCTAAGCCTTTTTTCGTCAAGTAACCCGTTCTTGTAAAACATCCTCAATTCCGGTGGATTAACGTCATTGGTTAGTTCTGCCGGGAGGCATATATGCTTAATAGGTTTACCTAGCTTTGACAAGTCGTGCCCGGTGCTGTCCTCTGTATGCAATCTTTGCATAACCGTTACAGTAGGCACTCTGTCTTTGTCAACTTTCCTGCTAGATAGCGTTCTGTCATTAAAACGATTGCACCGTTCCCTGTAAGCTTTTGATTCAGCCTGCTCCGGGTTAATAGGATCATCCCTTATAATCAGGTGTGCGTGTTTCCCTGTGACTGTTCCATTCGTTGAGGTAGCATAACGCAATCCCCCGTAGGTATTCCTCCAATCAGCTTCGTTATCTTTTACTAGCTGGAACGGTCTTCCGAATCTCCTTATGAAATACCATTGGAACAGCTCATTAAACTTGTCGCTTTTTACTATTGCCTTTGCTCTTAGGGAATGATCCAGCGACAAACCAGCGCTGTAAGATGACGATATAATTACAAAATGCGGGGCGTGAAGCCATAACCAAACAGGGAACGCCTGAGATACTATCGTTGATTTAGTCATACCAGGAGGAATATTTATGATAAGATCTTCAATCCCGACTTCCCTTGCAACTAACCTATTCCCGAGATGCTGTAATTGGTCACATAAATACCTTATGTGCCAATTCAGAATAAGCGTGTCCCCGGACATAATCTCCCAAAACGTAAGGAAAAACTCATACAAGGAACACGCACAAGCCAAAGCCTTGCGTTCTATCTTTTCATCCCGTAGCCTTATTAATTCTTTTAGGTCTGTATTTTCCATTTCTGCTCAATCTCAGCTTCTATTTCCTCTTTTGTCAAAGTGCTGTTAATCCCTATTGAGAAAGATCTCGTTGGAGCGTTAAGCCCGAGAAGTGCTGCCCGTCTTTCCATGCATTTCTGTATTATATCAAGGAAGCGGGTATCTCCGAAAGTCGTTTCAACTTCCCGTTCACGTAATCTTCCCCCGGACATTCCTGCCTGATTAAGTTCCCCCCCGTCAATAACTGTTTTTCTTCTCCCTTCCTTTGACCGCTCCCAAGCTTCCCAGCACTCTGCTTCTATCTTATCAAGCTTTGCCAATTCAAGTTCCATTTTTTCTTCAATGAACTCGGATCTTTCCTCTCGCCATTCCTTATAAATGATTTTTAAGTCCCAAAATACTTGTACGTGAGTTAAATTATAATTCCGACCTTCTGTTTGATTCTTTTCATTAAGCTTCCGGGCTATGTCCCGGATTTTCGTACACTTAACTATTTCACTTGCTATGAAAGCCCGATCTGATTGCTTTTGCTGCTCTGATCGTTTTGGAGCTGACGACTGTCTTTTCTTTTCTTCTGCCACGGTTAAGGTTTGTCTTCGTTAAGGTTTTTTAAAAAGGAAGGGGTGGCTGATGTTGATGTAAAGAATTATGTAATTCACTCCGTTCAATACGAAACGGACTGCCTGATAATAAAAAGAACGTACCACCCCTTATATTGTTAAAATGCATATCCGATATCAATAGATGATTCCACTTTAAAGAAATTGAATCGTAATCCAAGACTGAATCCTTTCTGTAATCTTATCCCGGTAATACACTCAAAGGTTATCGGACGTAAGACTTCTGTGTTGAATCCGTCAAAAGTTATTTTCACTTCTCCATATCTGTCGTGAACAAATCCGGCTCCGAAGTGAACAATAGCCCCATTGTCTTTATTCGGTGGCATATACTTCATAGCTCCAAAGGCGAACTTCAGATGTTCTTTTATGTAACTGCCCATAGGCATCCGATATTGTCCGTAAGAAGCCGAAGCGTATAAGCCGAAGTCAGTATTAACCTGATGATCATATCTTAGCCCTGCGCCAAGATCCGTTGGCTGAAAGGTCAAATATACCGTATTCTGACTATTCGCTAGAATAGGTATCAATACTGCAATTATAACAATTAGTCTTTTCATCTTTCATTGTTATTAAGTTACTATTCTATTTCTGCTTTTAACTTGTTTATCTGCTCATCCATTGCAAGCCTTTCCTTATTGTGGTCATATACCGATCCGTTCTCAAACCAATCTATTAAATTACAATAAGACATATCTTGCAATCTTATCAGCTCGTCCCTCTTTGCTAACTGCTCCTGAAGACTATCAACGTGACCTTTGAGTATTTCTATTACCTGATTCTGTTCTTTGTACTCAAGTTCAAAATGTTCATTTGCACTGGCTTCATAAATATCAGGATTACATAAGGCTTCAAACTCTAACACCTTCAGAATATCGGAAATCAAAGCATCTCTGGAATAGACAACCCATATATCACCGTCACCAATAAGGTGCTTATTTATTGCTGTTGTAATCTTGTCTTTCATTTGTCTGATTTAATTATCTCTGTTTAACTTTAACGGGGCTGCCAATAATTGCGGTTAATCCAGTACTGCTTTATTTCCGTTCATAGGTGGCAATCCTAACCGATAATATTTTATAGCCCTAAACGCAATAATCTCCGGCAATAAATGGCTATCCGAAAATCTATCCGTTACATACTGCTGTATTTGCTCATCAGTCAGTTTCTTTTCTTCCCCTGCTTCCGCAAGCTGGGACTTGAGAGAGGCAAGTTCAGAGCGTAATAGTGTAATTTTGCTACACAACGAATTATATTTCATTTCAAGTTGATAAATAGGAAGAGTAAAATTATTGGGACTTAATTGTTCATTAAGATTCAATAATTGATTTACCCTTACATTATCAATCTCACCCTGCTTGTCAATTATCTTCTGCATTATCTCTGTTTTCATTTGTCTTTACTTATTAAAACATTTAAGATATTTTTTATATAACTCTTTGAGTTTTTTAAAATCATTGAGCGATAAATAAGTACCGAACCAAGAATGTCCTCCGTAATTTTTAAACTCTTTTATCTTTGGCATTGTCTTTACTTTTGTAAATATGAAATCCTACTGTTATGAACAGTAAACTTAAACTGATACCGCAAGCGAAAGAATCAAAACAGCAACTAATATTAATTCCTAAATGAATTACTTGTATTGTTTTAAAATGATTACGAAACGTGAAATATACTTTCATTTGTCTTTACTTTTGTTGGTTAATTTTCTGTCGTATAAGGTATAAGAACATTTAGGACAGTATTCCTTCCATGCATCAGGAGACCAAAATAGACTACCACATTTACTACAATTCAAATGATAACGTCCGTTAATTTTCTTTTTCATCTCTCTGTTATTTGTCGGTTAAACGGGATTTGAGCCAAGTAGCTCCTGCTTGAAATGCTTTTGCTTCATCTGCTAATCCGCAATAGGCGGGTGTTTCTCTTTCTATCTCTTCATCGCTCGGAAGAGTTACTGGAAGAAGATACCAGTCATACCAACCTTTACCAAACCAAAGCCCTTTTATAGATTCATCGTAATACTGAACACCCATTTGCGTATGCATCCTATCATTTGTATGTTTCCAATGAAGGAAATAGAATCCCGCTTCTTTCGGTAAGTCCTTTTCGCTGTGTATATACACCTTCTTGAATAATTCTGTTTTCATAGCTTATAGTTTTATAAATTATATATACTAAACTCCTTCATATACTGACTTATCTTCGTACCGTTACTCAAAATGAATACACTTTTGCATCTTTTTTTCTATAATACACAAAGTATCGTTATGATCTCCGGAATGATTAATTATACATATATGGATCAATTCAAAGCCTCGACTTCTCCCCATACCAGTAGTATCATATCCATAACTAATTACAAGCCCACCGTCGCTTACTATATTTGGAAGTTCTGTTTTTATTTTTCGCAATTCACTAGTGTATATCCCCAAATATTTCTCTCTACTCTTTCGTAAATTATATGGTGGATCGAATATTATAGTTTCATATTCCCATCCATTTTCTTTTGCCATTAAAACAAAAGCAAAGGCGTCCATGTGATAATCAGCTGGCATTTCCTCATTAAGATCAACCCTCGTCTCCTTCACTCCATTAAGGATGGTTTTCCCCGCGAACAAATTCAATGTATGTCCCCTGCAATTTTGAATTGTCCATCTTAATAATTGAGGCATTTCAAATGTGTATTTTTTAGGTGGTTGTCGTAAATATGTAAACGCAATTCCCATAATTTAACTATAATTCGTATATTGAAAATTCATTAAGGTAATCTGATATTCGTGTCCCGTTACTGTCTGCCCGGTCAATACCGTAGTAAAGAAAGTCCCGCACCGCACCGATACCGCCCAAGTGTGTCGCAGCAAGCATCCCGGAACGAGTGATAACAACTCCAGCGACTTCATGACCTATCCAAGCATCGAATTTACGCAGTTGAATAGTCTGCACCTTAATCTGAGCCATCAGGACTTTATATTGAAGCTCCGGAGGGAATATCGAGCTGTCAGCCCGGAAAGCATCAGGTGTGATCTTAAACCCTAAATCAGCTAATAACTCCGTTCCGTGCTGCCACGTACCCATATAGCCCTGTTTATTTACTACTTTCCAGTTGTTACGGCTCTCACACCAACCTAAGTGATGAGCGTAAAGGTCAAGTTCCCTGTCGTAGAGCCTCATTTCATAAACAGCGTTATGTGATTCACGTACTTCGTAACTCGTCCACCAGTCAAGAGGCGGGGCTGTGAGCTTTACGCAAAAGAGTATAATACCGAAAAGTATAAACAGTTTTTTCATTTCGTTTTCTATATATCCTTACAAAGATAGATCGTCATAGCTCCCAGCATTTATTTTGCCGAAGATTCTTACTACTTCGTCACCCAATACCTGAACTTTCTCTTTGTTGCTTCTTCTCATCCGGGATAAATTATCTATATCCTTTTTAAAAGTCAGATATTTGCTCCAAGTTACGTCTGTTCTTTTTAATGCTTTTTTAATCCTGGAATATTCTGCTTCAAACTTAGCTTCATATTCTCCGATTTTCCATATTACCCAAGTTATAACCGCAACTGCACTAAGCAGTAAAAATATTCCGAGTATTAGCCAAATCCATTTCATAGTTTTGCATTTAAGTATTTATTAATAAATGACTGTGATTTATCACTTGCTTCCTTGAAAGCCTGTTCCATAGTTTTGTTTTTCTGATACCAAAACTTAACGAGCGGTCTAAAATCGTTATGTAAAACTCCGCTTGACAGTAATATTGACAATGCATCTTCAGCCGTTGCTGCGGTAAGTATTTTTTTTATCTCCTGATATTCTTCATCGCTGGTAATATGTCCCATCCCGGTTTCGTATAGTGCTTTATGAGGCTTTGCAGTTGATAATATCTTAAATCTCCAACCGCCATATTCGTCAAGCGCATTCTTTAATTCGTGCTGATAATCGGGATATGCATAGTTCTTGATATTTATGTTGAAGCGATCTTTATGTATCGGGGTGAATTGCTGATATACTATATTTGTAAGCTTGACAAATATTTTCGGCTTTGTGATATATCTTTTATATCCGGTTAATAGCTTAGTAATCTCATCAAGCGGTTCTATCCCTGTAATGAAAAATAGATTGAGTTCCTTTTGTTCTACGGCTGCCTTGTCTAAAGCTTCGTAAAACTCATGATTAGTGAATGCCTTACCGTATTTCTTACGCATTTCCTCTGTTGCAAACTCCACACCAAGCCTTATTAATTTGGGATTGCCGGAATATAATTTGGTTCTCAGAAATTGCTTTAACATCATATCCTTGACTTTTACTTCAATATCTTCATCGTATTCGTTTGATATTAAAATCAATCCAGCCCCTCGTTTTTTTATGTCATTGGCAACAGACTGCACTCTTCGGGTGTCATTTTCCTGCTGTTGCTTAGTCCAGCTTGTAAAACAGAACCCACATTTATTCCTGCATCCAACCCCTTTCCAATAATAGAATATTCCCTTTTTAGTCTGACAAGCCGGAACTAACTTCCAATCTATCCTCCCTGAAGGCTCAATTAATTCCTGTTTCCCATGATAGGCTATGCACTTTAGTTGTTTTATTTCCTCAATGCTTTTGCATTGAATGAACTCAAAAGCTTCTCCTACATTGCAATAGTCTGAATATATAAGGCAAACAGGGAAATTGAACGCAAACTGACCGCCAGTAATTATGATATTCTCGGGATATTTCTGCCTTACCTTTCTCAGGTATGGAATTGAATCAAGCGTTGTGACAGATACAAGAATGATAGTGTCCCCATCTATTTTATCATCAGGGATCAATTCGTGCCTGTTGATCTTCAGCAGATGCTCCAACATCTGGAAGGTATAATACCCAACTCCGATAGATTCCTGAGCCTTGTCTTTAGGGAATAGGTTTACAAGATGATATTTCATTTCCTTAGTTGTTCGTGATTATGCCATATTGCCTCTGTTACCGTCATCCCGACAAGGCACTGAGGATCATAATTAACCGGGACATCTGTTTGAATTAAGAGCATCCTTAATCCCGATTCCATAGTAACCCATATCCGGTTATTTCTTACGCCTACTTTTTTTATCCTGTTTACTGTTTGTTGGCTCATTTGTGTCATTGTTTAATATTTCCTGCATATGATCGAATGCCATTTTATATACATTGTTGAAATAGTCTTGCAGATGATCTTCGCCCCTGCGGGTTATCTCTACTATTCCGTTAAGCCATTCCTTAGCCTCCGATTCGGGAACGTCGATCTTCCTCTGAACTAGATTAAGGGAGATGAATACCATAGCTTTTACGTCGTGGTATTTGTTTGAAGTGTGCGCAACTGTTTCTATGGGATTGCCAAGTACGGCTGGAGTATCTAAGACAAATGGCAAATTCCATTGTTCAAGCCCCGGAACGTCATTCCATTCTGCCAACAGTATGTCTTTATCCCAAGTACCTGAAAGGGAATTAGCTGTTATATTTGCTTTTTCACATTGTTCGGCAGTCCAGCGTACCTGACGGTATTGTATCCTCATTCCCTGCCATACAACATATCCCCAAGCAACAGTGCCTTGATCATCGGGTTCGCTGTATGATTCAGTTATTACTATTTCGCATTCATTGAAGTTGATTATCTTGCTTCTCTGGTTGCCTCCAATTATTTCGTCAGAATTAAGATCGTGAACGATCATTGAGATATCGCCAAGCTCTAGCAGATTGTCTTTTATCATCTGCATTTCCTGAGTTGTGATCTTCCGGGGGTTTTTGTGATATTCTTTTGCCATAATTTTAATGAGTTATTTTTATCAAATTTTAGTTCTGCTGCATTTTCTCTGCAAAGGTATATAAAGATACCATCCTAGTTTTATCTTCGCCCACAAGCCTCCGTTTGGCTTCAGGGAGGGTAATACTATATTGCAGTAAAGTTCCCGGTATTTGTGCCGGGAACCTGAATCTGTTTGTTCTTTTACTTGTTAACATTATCGGCTAGTATGGTGGTTCGCCTCTTAATATGTCATCCGGGATCTCCGACAACTCTTTTGCTTTTGGTTGCGGGGCGTCCTTCGGGGCTGTCGTGGTTGCAGCTTTTGGGGACTGAATAGCTTTGGCAAAGCCAACCACTTCCGTAATATACTTCGTTTCTCCGTCTTTTGTTTCGTAGCTCCGGGTCCTTATGCCTCCCTCAACATATGCCCAATCTCCCTTTTTGAGATTCTTTTTAAGTGTATCTGCCGAAGCTCCCCACACTACAATATTGTGCCATTCGGTTACTTGTCGCCATCCCGTAGGCTCTGTTTCATCTTTGTAATTCTCCCAAGTCGCAAGTGAGAATCTTACCACTTTCTTGCCACTTTGCGTTTCGTGGAGTTCGGGTTCTTTCCCTGTTCTCCCAACTAAAATAACTTTGTTTATCATCTTTGTAGTTTTAAAATTATTACTTGCCCGGATCATTAAGCCCCGGAGCTGGCTTGTTGTAAAATTGATCTATTTCCTCAGCTTCAATTTGAGCTGTCGTTTGATTGATTTTAGTTATGAAGCCTTCCATTTTTTCATTATAGAAATCTTCAAATGCTTTGTTCCCGGGGCATTTCTGCCAATAGCGATATAAAGCTCCCCGCATTAATTCCGACTTACTTTTCCCTTCCTCATTAATCCCTATCTTGCGATTCCTCATTACGTTCTCAACTTCTTCTTTTAGCTTATCCCTTGAGAAAGTTATCCAGCCTTCATTACCGTTATCCTGCTCAATTGACAGCTTAGTATCATCCGTCATCCCTTCTTTTTTCACGAAGAATACCAGCCGATAGCCCGTAATGAACTCTTTTATTCCTCTTAACATAGCCTGTGTGATTATCATAGCAATTAGCTTTTAAGTTTACGTTTGTGAATTTCTGATAAATAAGCCTGAGTATATTTGTTGTTAATCTTATGCGCTACGTTATGATGCTCCCAACATAAAGCTATTAAATTCTCTATAACATCTTTCCCTTTTCCCCTTCCTGTGATATGATGAATGTCAACAGCTCTCGCACCGCAAATCTCACAAGGTATCATATCTTGCTCCCCATAATCAAAATACCGAAAATATACTTTAGTGTGTTTCTGCATTATTCTTCAGATTCAAATACTATCTGCTGCTGAGCCTGTTTGTCTTTGAAAGTGTATAGGTATGCCTCTGTTTGAATTATCAGGCAAAGATCCTGTAACTTACCCTCAAATCCGAATGATTCTCCTTCAAACCTTATCCGGGGAGAGTTAATCGCAATCTTGGAACCGTTCTTGCAAAGATATGTCCCGGTTATGATAACTCCCTTGTTGGAATCATAGCCCGATATTGCAATCCCCGTTACTGTGATCTTTGTCTTTTCTCCCTTGATGTGATCTTCAATAGCTTTTTCAAGCTCGGCAAATTCAGCTTCCTTTTTGAATTTCCCTTTGAATCCAGCAATTAACTTTTCGCTGTGTATCGTTTCTTTTCCGACTGCCCGGATCAAATAATCTTTTAGCGATTCTATTGCTATTAAAAGATCAGGGTGAGGAAACGTCACGGTTTCTTTTGTGTAACGATCTGTTACCGTAGCCCCGGCATCTTCCCGAAGTACATTGAACTCAATATCAACCCCGGAACCGCCCTTCAGAACTTTTATCTTCTGAAGCTCAAATTGTGATTCTGCACATCCATTCATCTGTTTTGATTTTTAGTTATTACTATTTCTATCTTACAAAAGTATAATATATTTTATTACACTCAAAATATTTCTTCATATCTCAGTTCCGGGTTCCGGCACTATTATCCCAAACTGCTCGGCACAAAGCCTGACAGCCCAATCTATTAATTGCCTCATTTGTTCTTTTGAAAGCTTTTCATCTATGTCGAGATCTGCCGTTGCTGGACACATTCTGATTGCCATTTCTTTCGTATCTGATAAGCTCATATCACTCCCCGTCTCATAAAACCCCTTTTGCAGACAGGGAAGAACCGCTTTTTTGAAATATACCTCCTGAAGCATTGTCCCATCTTCAGGCAATACTTCAACTTTTATTATAATTCGTTTATTTCTATTACGTTTTATTAGGTCGTAATATTCTGCTGTGAAAACAGCTTTTAAAGCTCCTTTCTCAGTTATTGATCCAAATATAGTTACCTCACTCATCGCCTTGAAAGTTTAATGTGTTTACTATCGAAACGGGAAGCCTTTTCAAAACCCATTCAGGCTCCCTTTGACATTTTAATCCAATGAATTCCATTATCAGAAGTGCATCAGAATTTGTTAGGGTTACTTTAATCTCCGGGAAGTGACGTTGAGCCACTTCTTTCAGCCTTCTTTTCCTGTCGCTGTATTCCTCTTTGCCCGTAACCCGGAGATTTAGATACGACTGCCATTGAATAGGATATATCTGAATAAATGGGATCTTGACAATTCTTAAAACAGTTGTTATCTCGTTGAGATTTCTTGTCATCTTTTCAATCCCAAAAGCCTTCCCTTGAGCTGCATCACTTCTCCATAAACTTACCCTCTCCACGCAGGCAATCGGGCATTCTGAAATATCTTTCAGGTAGTTTATATATCTATCGAGTTCCTCAACTGAATCAGGCATCAAAACAGTTTTTGCTGATCGCCCGGAAGAAATATGAGCTATTGCTCCCCCTTTCCCGGCATCAATTCCAATATATCTATCAAATTTCATATCAGTATGGTAATTCTTTTTGTGCTTTTGATTCTGTAAATTCTTCGGGATTGTATTGTGTTTCAACCTCCCCGAAGTAATCTTCATCAGTAGCTATTCCCCATTGCATACAGTCATGACTAACCCGGATATTAAGTATTCCCAGCCTTCCGTTTCTGTTTTTGGCAATATCTATCCTTGCCATTTCAGAAAGATCTCGCCCCTTATCATCGTGGTCTATTCCGATAACTTTATATCTTACCGGGAATATTACAATATCAGCATCCTGCTCTATTTCTCCTGAGTTTCTTAGGTCTGATAGTTTTGGGAGCTGAGAGGCTCTCATCTCAGTTGATCTGTTAAGCTGAGCCAATGCTATAACTGCAACTTCACATTCCTTTGCTACTGATTTGAACATCTTTGAAATTGAACCGTACTTTTCACTCATATTGTCTTTTGATTCGTCGCCAGTAAATAAACTCAGATAGTCGCAAATCACTAATTCAATCCCGTATTTCTTCTTAGCCTTTCTGACCTTAGAACGGAACTCGTAAATATTCATATGCGGAGAATCGTCAATCCATAGCGGAACATTACGGTTGCTGTTAAGGGATGATTCTATTTTATGCCAATCTATATTCCTCCCTTGCTTGATATCATAGGTATCAGCCCCGGTTTCTGTCGATAGATACCGTTCCCCTAATTGTATGTCTGTCATTTCTAGGCTGAATAGTAATGCGGGATGCTCCATTTGTGCAGCCACCTTCGCAAATTGTATTCCTAAAGCACTCTTCCCCATTGAAGGTCTTGAAGCTATGATTATCAGATCTCCCGGCTGCCATCCCAAAGTAATTCTGTCTAATTCAGTGATACCGGAAGGAATCCCGACAAGCCTTGCTTCGCTTTTCTCCCTTTTTGCTATCAGGTCTGCGATCGTATTTAAAAGAAATCCTATGCTTTTCGCTTCTTTACTGTCTGTCATCCCTCCTAAATCGTACAGCTCTTTTTCTGCATATTCTATCAGATCTTTAACATCTAAGTATGGATCAAAGCCACGTTTTTCAAGCTCGGAGCCTATCCGTATCATTTCACGCTGTATGTATTTTTGCTTTACTATCAGACAATGCTCCCGGATATTCGCCGAACTTATAATTTTAGACGTTAATTTATTCAGGTACATTAATCCACCTATCGCATCTAGCGTTCCGCAATCCCTGAGATATGTGTAAAGAGTTATTGAATCAACCGTGTTTTTAGCTTTATACAATACTTCCACAGCTTCAAATATTGATTTGTGCCTTTCCATATAAAACATCTTCCCCGAAAGTATTTGAAACACTTCATCAAGACAGGCTGAATCCAGTATCATAGCTCCCAACACCGCTTCTTCAATTTCAATAGCATGAGGTGGAACTTTCCCCAAACTATCGCTTGTATCTGTTCTTTTCATCGTTCAGCTCTGTTAAGTTTATATTTGATCCGTTTGGCTTAGCATTATTCTTTTCCCATGTCCTTACGACAGCCTGCCAATCAACTATCGCTGTTTTCTGCTTACCGTAAACCCATCCTCTAGCACTATAATAATCAACAAAGTATCTAGCATCTATATTATTCTTCCTCATTTTACAATATATATCTACTATCTTGTAACTAGGTGGTATTATTCTTCTATATTCTTGTATTCTTATATTATTATTATTTTCATTTTCTAAAGGTAGCATTTTGGTAGCCCCGTTGGTAGCATTTTGGTAGGGGTCTTGGTAGCATTTTGGTAGCTCTGTTGGTAGCATTTTGGTATAACGATTTGTGACATTTTCTGACTGTTTTTCCCTGTGCATTTTCCGTTTCATTAACACTCCCTCAAGCTTTTCGTTATAATATCTTCCTTCGCTATCCTGAACAAACTTCATCTTTAGCTCCGGGGAGAAATTACCTATCAGCTTCTTTATGACATCATCTGTAAGATGCCCTTTCTGATGCTGGTAACATAGCAGCGTAATATACTTCCCAATATCCTGCCATTTCAGATCGGCACAGCCTATTATAAAATCCTGACTGTATAATGGGAATGCTGGTTCTTTTATCTTAGTTGTTCCCATAGCTAAAATAGTTTGCCCTGTTCATAATTGGGAATCAACTGATATTCAAACAGCCCTATTCCAGGATTGCCCCTTCGTCTTTTATTAATGGTATGATTCCCGAACCTGTCCTTTCGCAGATGCCTTAATTGCGCAGATATCGAAGCCGGCGGGTCTAAGGTAGCCTCTGCAATTTCTTGTAATGTGCGCCATCGTTGATCTTTCATTAAGCGGAACACTCGATCAATCTGATTATTCAATCTTTTGTGATCTAGTTCCGGGAGGTAATCACTCCCGTTGAAATGCGGTTCAAATTGTTTTTCCATTTTCTAAAATTATTAGTCGCTTCAAAGGTATGATATACATTGATATTCAGAAATATAGTTTTTAACAACTATTATCTTTCAGTAAGTTTTGGAATACTAGCATCTTCCAATAATCCTTTCCTTACTGCGGTTTTTGCAATCTTATTGAAATTAGCATAATTGCCATTGCTGAGCTGCTTCCTTATCTCTAGTTCATTATGTATGTAATCTGTGTCCTGTTCTCCCGCAATCTTCCATCCTAATACTTTCAGATTTTTACTATTTGCTTCCTGATCTTTTATGCGGTGTGCAATTATAGTCATCCCTTTTCCGTCAGCTATTTCCCTCACTCTAGGCATTCGTAATTTTACTGAAGATCCACTTATTGGAGTGTCTCTTTCTATTTTCTTTTCATAGCTCAATCCATTTGCCCGGTAAGCTATTTGTGATTCTGATAAAAACTGATCCGTTCCGGCAAGTTCTTTTTCAAGAACTTCCAAAATCAAATATTCAAGTGCAATTACTGATTTCATATTTTTCTATTTTATAATATTTGTTAATAAGAGGAGCAGCCTTTTAAAGCTTACTGTAAGCATAGCTGAATTTAATTTATCCACTACAATATCCGAACCTAATTCCTCCTTGAATGAATCTATTAATTTGATCCTATTTGCTAGATCGTTAGACAATTTGTGAGTATCTGATAAAAAGGTATCAAACTCAAGCATCTTTTCTTTTTTCTTGATATCCTCTTTTTTGTCCTTCCCAATCGGTTTCCATTTTTCCTCTAAAAATTTAGCCCCGATTCCCCGACTAGGAGTTTCGTCCTTTTTTATCTGCTTAACTATTTTCCTTTGTTTCTCTTTGGATATTTTTTCATTGGCTTTAGATAATTCCTTTGAAAATTCTTTTAGATGTCTTACCGAAGGAAGGGTTTTTGCAGCTTCCTCATCTAATTCTCCTGAACTTATTTGTTCCAATGCTTTCAATGAATCCTGTATCATCCATTGTTTCCATCCGGTTCCTAAAAACTTCAGTATCGTCGTCTGGCCGACACCTGAACCTTTAGTTGTTTCAAATGATCTTTGAGTTTCAAATAGACCTCTAATAGATTTATTAGAGGTTGCTTCCTCCCACGTCTCACACTTTGCCAACTCGGAGTTAAGGAAGTCCCTGATTGCTTTTACAGTTTCAAGTACAACTGCCGGGGATGATTGCCATTGTTCCATGTTCTCATTTGCCATTATCTGAATCATAGTGGCGTTATCTAAATCTTTTACCGGAATATCAATTTCATCATCGGGATTAAATATTGCCCTTAGAACGGCAAGTCTATGATGTCCATAGGCAATTTGATATTTGCCGTCTTGTTTCCTTGCAAGTATATTGTCCCAAAATCCGGTTTGAATGATTGAAGCTTTCAAGCTCTCAATCTTTTCTAAATCCATAGGGTAATTATTCAAATCCCTGTATGGATTAGGTTCTAAATCTTTAATTTTTATTTTCATTTTTCTATAATTTTAATTTCCCCTTTATTTTTGATCCCAACTGCCAAATAATGGTTTGCCCCATGCGGGTTTTCTTACCGGGAAGTAACTCATTGTGTCCATTAACCTGAACTCATATCCCATATGCCAAAGGTTATTGTCAAGGCAATACCGGAAAGCCCTCAGAGTACCGAGAAATTCCTCCCGGCAAAACTCCGCATATTTATTCTCCACAAAATTGATTGATACGTTGTGAAGATCATCTGTTTCAACGGCTATGAATACGAACATCGGAAATTGAAAGGCTGTATTCTTATATGCCTCTAAATAAGATCCGACTTGTATGTAATACTCCCAGCTCCAAACAGACTTACTGAATTCCTCCGGGTCTGCATCCTTTGTCACTTTTAAATCAACTATACACATCTGCCTATCTATCTGGCAATCCCAATCAATAGCTGCGGTGCAGGGTAGTTTAGTTTCCCTGTCAGTCCAAAACAACCGGGGATGCCTGCGCCTCATATTAAGATACGGTCTAGCTTCGGGGTAATTCCTTAGTGCATTAACGCATTCGTGAGCCGTAGCTAATAATTCTGTCGTTATCATAGTTTTATGTTCAGCCCTTGCTCTGTTCAGCATAGCTTCCCATTCAGCTTTAGCATCGTTACTGCGCTTTGCGAAATTAGTGTATGGAAGGAAGGTCTTGTTAAATTCATCCTCTCCGTCAATCAAAATGCAATCAACAGCCCTCCCTAGTATCATAGCATCTGTTTCAATAAATGGCTTTTCAAAGCTGTGAACATAGTGTCTGGGTGACTTGCGAAATTCCTTTAATCGGGAATAGCTTATGGGTCTTTTCTTGAGAAACTCCTCATTTATCGTTATTTCCATTCCCTTTAAGTTTTAAGATTATTGACTTGTAAAATTCTATCGTGTTAGTTCCTGATTCCTCAGCTTCAAGGATCATACGGGTTATTTCTGCAACTTCCTCCGTGTCTTGATTATCAATTATCATTTCGCTGATACGGTTCCTTAATTCTTCCTTCCTTTCGTCAGGATCTTTAATAGTTCCAAGATAATCTTCAGCCCTGTGTTCTCTGTTTACGTCACGCCCAAAATATCTGCCTAAGCTGATACAGGCATTCTTAAAACACTCCGCTTTCAATTTTGCGAATCCTCCGTTTGCCAAAGCTCCGGGTTTTTTATTATTCACATCTACTGCCCAAGCGTTCTTCTCCTGTCTTGTCATCTTTTTAGCTTCAGCCTCCGGTATTGAATCCACCATTATCTGAACTGCTGTTGCTCCTGTCCGGGTAATCCACGTTTTAGTCAGGGGATGAAATACCGATAGTTCAAGCGAAGCTGCAATCTCATTTGAGATCACCTGCCATTTAAAATTAGTGGTATTCCATTGTCCGAAAAATACTTCGTCAAGTGCCATTTCCATATGGCTAATCGGAAGATATTTGCAATCCTTCACAATGGGGTGTTCCTGAAGCTTGTCTCCCTCAACCTCCCCATTAACAATTTCCATAAATCTTTGAAGTCTAGCCCAAAAGGCTTGTTGCTCCTCCATTTCCTGCGACTTCTGAAGGAGCTTGTCTGTCATCTTGCCCCGTAGTTCCGGGAGCATTGTCATTTTGTTTTCCATAATTAACGGTTTTATTAGTGTAATATATCAACTTTTCCGGGGGGTAACCCGTAATTTCTGAAATCTTAACCAGCCAATTCAAATCAACGAATCTCCTGCGGTTATTGATTATTTGATAAAAAAGAACAACTTTGCTTTCGTCACTCGATTTCTTGTCTGCAAAAACCATCAATGCCAAGCCTGCTGAAGTGAGTTCTGTTACTCCTTCAGGCCTGTTGGTATTGAAATGCCTTATTGCTTCCTTAATATTTAGTATTGCTTTCATCGTTCTTTTCTGCAAAAATAGGAATATATTTTGTTATATCCCTGACGGCTTTAAACAAGTTATCAACTAAAAAGATCGCAATGTGTCTATTATCATTTTGTTGAACTTAATCTGCTCATCTATGAGATTACTCAATTGAATAACTCGTTCTTCAAGCGCTGCTACTCGATACTCAAGTGGAATTTCAATTTCCCCGGCTTGTGTCTTTGTTATATCACAAGCTAAACTAAATAATTTCTTGCCCTCGGTTGTCATTTCTATTGCGATTAAAAGGTCTCCCCCGGTATTGTCCGGGGAAGTACCTATGTTAATACTTATTTATTTGTGATGCCGTTCATAATGCTTCCTGCAATTTCCTGAAGCTCCATTCTCCTCCGGGCTGTGACATCTTCCCGGTTAGCGTATGAAGTAATGCCCTGAGTGAGCTTCCATAGTGTTGCTTCTCCTTGCACCCCGTCATTTGGGTTGTTGTTCATCAGGATCTTGCCGATTTCTTCCTGCTCTCCCTTAAAAAGCCTTCCGGCTAAATTCTTCAGTTCCCGCCCTGGATCAATCTTTATCCCAGCTGCGGTATGAACTTCAAGCATCCTGTTCTTTATTATGTCGGTTGAATAAAGGTTCTTAGTCAGATCCCTTATTGCACTTGCAGTCGTTTCGCTATCAAGGTCGTAAGTCCGTTGTGATAGCGCAAGATTGTCTGGGAGTTTTGCTCCTAAATGAACAGCCCTAAGTACCGATTCACGTACCATCCCGTTCAGACATATCCCCTGCATTACGAATGATCTTAGTTCTAAAGCTCCATCTCCATAATCAGATGTTGCAAGACGGGTTCCAAATGCTAAAAGTATCGTGCCATTCAGGTCTGTTTTTAGCTCTATCGGTTGCGGGAGCAATGATTCAATCATCACTCTCGTTTCATCCATATAGCCGTCAGACAAAGTTGCTCCGTTATTATAAACCTCATGAATGTGGGCTTCAAATATTTTCTTACTGTCAAGCCTGCGGTATTGGTCAGATAGGAATGCCCGGACTTCGTTGCCCACACTCCTTATTAATACCTTGCTCCTGTCAGTCCATCCGTTGTGAGTATTCATTATCCCGTATGCAAGGGTTCTTTGCCATTCCTCCTTCCCGTATAATAGGCTAGTAAGGTAAACTCCCGGGATTGCCAATTTCTCTGCAACTTGCTTGATTGCGTGATTCCCAATGTTGTAATTTCTAACTCCCCCTTCCAGTAAATCAGGGAATACGTTAGGTGGAATTGTGAAGTCTGCCGTTGGCTTGAACGTGGCATCCGGCTTAAAATCTATCCGGGAAGTTATTCCTTTCTTTTCAGCTCCGACTTCAAAAATGAAGTCCCTGCTTATCTTCCCCTCTGCTACCAGCCTGTCGTAAGCTGAACTTGCACTTGTCATTCCTTTTTGTAGTTTTGCCTCAATCCGGGCTGCGACTACTTCGTTTAAGTTTTCCATTTCGTTTGATTTTTAATTTGAATTAGTACGTCATTATTTTTACTATGTTATTTTGAATCCATCTTTTGAATGCGACCTCCGGGAGCAATATTCCATTTGGGAATGCTAGAAATTGTATGCACAAATCCTTAACCGTGCCTTCATAATGTGTCCGGGCTATGCTTTTAGCTCTAGTTGAAGCCTTACAGCTGGTTATCATACAGGTTTCATTATCATCATTCACTTGTAAAATTACCTCAAAAGCCTGTCTGCCTGAGTTGCCGTCAACTAGTCTGCAATAGTAACGTTCCGGGTCTGTTCCTTTCAGTATCTTTATATCCATCTCTGTAAAATTAAGCGTTGTAAAATATTTCTATCTCCCTATCTATTTCTTCATCCGTGGGATTTATGCCAACGTTGTCAACTGTATTTTTATAGATAGCTTTCCAGTCAAACCCTGTTGTTATATCAAGGTAGTTGAGTTCTTCCATCCGGTCAAATATCCGGTTCTTTAGTTCGTTGTCGTAGTGTGAATTTGCGGTCATCTTCTTGTAGTTTAATTAGTTCGTAATTTTGTGTCTGTTTAGTTCGTATCTTGTATTAGCAAAGGTAGGAACCTCCACGTGGCAGCAAGGGGATCCTGTAAGATTCTTTAATAAATCTGTAAGATTTTTTCCGGGGGGAAATGAACGGGAACCGTTTACATTCAGCAAGATATAACTCGTATGCAGTCTTGCCATTGCTTCGCAGTGCTGCTTTTTCTTTATTAGTCAATACCAAGCTAGGGAGTATCTTTTTAAATAGCCATAGAGGCACGGTTATTTCCATTGGATCAATTACAGGCTTTATACCCTTATCCCGGAAGAAATTATCATATATGTCAACCTTAATCCTCACTTCCTTATCAGTATCGTATAAATTACTGATAGTTTTTATTGCGTGAAGAACCGTTGCGTGATCCTTATCTCCGACGTAAGCTCCGATTTGTGATAGCGATGCTGATGAATATTTTTTAGCAAATGCCATACATAGCTGCCTGACAAAAACTAATTCACGATCTCTTTTTTTTCTTGTCAGGTAAATTTCCTGAATTGTTGTCCCTTCCATCTCTGCAATCTGATTGCAGACTTGTTTATAATTAAGTCCCTTTTTCATAACTGTTTTTAATTAGTGCATTAATCAACTCACGGATTACGTTGGGCGTAACTATAAATATTGAGTAATTCCCATCAAATGAATTTGGGCTGATTTCTTTTAATGCTTTCCGGGATATGAAAATAACTTCCCCGGTGCGTATTCCGTATCTCTCAACTACAATAGCAGCTTTCCCGTTGATTTGCTGATTACACTCCCAGCATATCGTTCCGGTTTTCCCATTGTCATTAAGAATTATATTGCGAGAGGGAATCTGTAAATTCCCTCCCTCAATAGCTTGTTGGCATATGTAACATCTGCTCATATTCAGCCCCATTGTACTATTTTACCACCTTCTATCCATCCGTGGCTGCTGGTATGAAGCCCGTTTTCAATTACCCGGAAGAATACTGTCATATCCCCGGCAACAGCCTTTACAGCTTCATCAACTTCCCATCCCGATATGTGGTATCGTTCTATGAACATCGCCTCATCTCCCCTTTTATCTAAGCCGTAGCTTAAATCTTCGTACAGGGGTTCAGGATCTCCGATCTCGATACCAAGTGCTTTTAATGCTCTGCGACTTTCTAGGTCAATATTTGCATCTTTTTTGTAGCTCATTTCAATTAGGATTTAATGGTTAGAAATAGTATATTCTAGGTTCAACATCGTACCTTTTACTTACCCTGTTCATTCCTTCGTAATAATCTATCGGGGCTTCAGGGAGTATCTTTACAGGCTTATCGGGCTGAGATACGGAGGGGGTGTTGTTATTCCCCTCCCTTATCCTTGCATTTACATCGGCTTCCATCCTTTTCTTTGCCAATTCGGTTTTCATTTCTGCTGTTAATTTTTTCATCTCAATTAGAGTTTTTAAGTTTATAATTATCTGTTTAGAAATTCCTGTAACATTTTGTCGGGATCAATCTCCTTATTAAGGTCTCCCCCTGTTTTTAAAATTACCCATTTACAAAATTCCGCCCTTACTATTGCGCTATTCCTTGTTTCAAAATCCGGGCATCCTGCCTCTATTTTTATATCGCTTAGGTGGCTCATTATTACGATTTTTGCTTTCATCTTAGTAGTTTTTATGGTTTGACTTACTTATTATATAAGGTTACTTTTAAGCCCCTGCGGAACTTGAAGGTTACTTTATCAAGCCCTTTTAAATTTGCTTTTTCAACTATTTCGTCTGTGAGATCCGCTCCGAGTATTTGTATCAGTTTTCCAACTCCTATCAGGCTGTGCAGCTTTTCGCTCCCCGTAAACCCTGATACTTTTATTCTCCAATTCCGGTTTATGTACTTGCTTGAATGTCTTGTTTGTGCGGTCATCTTCGTAGTTTTTAGTTTGTCGTATCGTATCTTTCTTCCGTAAAGATAATATATTTTATTATACCAGCAATGAAAATATGCAAGATTCTTCAAAAAATCTTTTGCGATGCCGATATTTATAACTCAGGTGAATATCAATGTATTATATACCGATAATAAATAAGGAACTTCAGGAGTTATTTTATGCAAATTTCGCTTCTGCTGCATTATTTCTTCCCGGTGGTATATTGGTATAGCTCAAAAAAAAGAAGCCTCACGGCTTCCTTAATGCGAAATTAGTGGTTGGTTAAATTACACTATCTTCCTGACTATAAAAACCACTATTAAAAGGATCATTCCTATAACCATCCACAATGATACCTTATATATAATAGGAATGTATTTCACGGGCTCTACTATTCTTATTTTCTCATATTCTTCCTTCCAATAATAAGCTTCCCGGAGAGCAGAATCAAGCCGTATCTCAATAATGCTAGTCTTTTGGTCTAACCGAAGCATCAAAGAGGGAGGATCATACCAAGACTTTGCAAGGGCATATTCAGTTTCGGCTCTAGCCGTATCAGGTATATAGTTATCAACAGGAGGGCATGGTATAATCACGGAATCAATTACCGTTTCTCCGGGAAGGGTAATATATACGGTTGTGTCTTTGAATACAATGGAATCCCTTGTAATGACTGTGACAACCGTATCTGCAACGGATGGATATTTCATTAAGCACCGCTTTTGAGTGGCGCAGGAAGAAATAAGGATAGCGAATAATATGATACCAGCTATTTTCAAGCTTTTGGATTAAACCACTTCTCTATTGTGTCAAGAACTCCTTTTATGATCGGGATATCAAATACTCCGTTTGAAGCCAACCCAGCACCGAAGCCGTGAATGACGGCTAGTAATATCGGAAACTGCGCAGCATATCCAAAGTTAAGAAGATCCGATCCGACAACAAGGATAATAGCAACAATCCATGCGACTAATTGCTTGACAAAATTCTTAGTTACTTTTAAAACCCCGTTAAGGAAGGCAGCAAGAAAAGCTGTCAGCAGGGATATAGCACCAAAGGATAAAAACCACTTCTCAGGGTTCATTACAATATCGCCCCAGCTATCAGGGGGTGCGGGAAGATCCTGCGCAAAAATAACAGCAGACCCGAGAATCAGAATAAAGAACAAAATCATTTTTTTCATCGTGTACGTTTTTTAATGTAAATTATAGAATCAGCATCCTGAACAAATGTAAAATATCTATGCCCCTCTCCGGTAACAGCGTGACCTTTGCCAGTCCAAGTTATCATCATATCTTTATAATATGAACTGTCACGCCATACATTACTAAGACCGGGATACATTGGTGACCACGACAGGGAACTATCAGCTATTGCCTTATCCAAGTCGTCCATTGACTTTGCGATAATCCTGTCAGCAATATCGTAAAGCTCACCAACTGCAGGCGAAGCTTCCCAAGCTAGCATATTTGGATCAATCGTGAATTTAGGACGTATCGTATCTACTAACAATACCTGAAAAGTTACTTTATTAAAATTCTTCGATGCGTCCTCCGCTCGAATCTCTACTGAAACAGTTTTGTTTGCTGCAGTCATCATATAGCCGGGAACGGGTGTCTGAACGACTTGTGAAATTTCGCAGTTGTCAGAAGCAACTACACGCAACCTATAATCGGGGAGGGGAGCAGAACAATCCGCTCCGGCATATATGACTTGTGGCGGTATTTGAGAAAATACGCAAGTGCAACTCACAAAAAACAACGGGAATAATAGTAAAAATAATTTTTTCATAACATTATGGATTAAAGTAAACGATCTTTTGGTTATCATTCTTCGTAGCATCCCGAACGTCCAAATGCACCCAATTAACGTTCTTCTCGAGCCTGATAGCAAAGGGTAAATCTGCTTCACGTTTTCCTAACCATAGTCTAACTTCGGTTGGCGTCATCCCTTTTACGTCGAAGTCGGCTCCCTGCCCTGTCATGTGAGGCGAAACATAAAGCCTCTTTTCTTCAATAGCTTTTTTTACCAACTCACATTTAATACATCTGAAGCCACGTTCATCCAAACTCCCTCCTATCTGCCAACTGTTAACAAAGATAGGCTTATTCAATGATTCACGCAACCAATCTAATGTCTTTAACAATCGTGGATCAAAGAATTGCCAAGTAACCTTCCCGAATTTCTTAAATATGTGAGGACAGGCAAGTTCCTGCAAATCGAAATATTCAGGAATGTAAATCATATCTTATTGACAAGTTTTTCAACAATTTTATCTATTGCTCCAAAGTCATAAAGAACGTTAATTGTCAAGATGACTAAAAGCAACCCAAGCAACAAAAGATACCACTTATTTTTCATCCAAACGAACTTATTTTTGAATTCGTGAAATTCATCGACGGCTTTTTCTAATTTGAGTGAATCATTTTTAAGTTTAGCAATACTACCATTTTGTAATTTTAAATGTTCATTAATTTCTGTGAGAATATGATTGACCTCCCGGAATTGAGCATTAATCCCCTTTTGTCGGAGTTCGTTTTTTTCTTCAACCAGCTCGAAACATTTTTCAAGGTACTTTCTATAATCCCTGCTGTCGGTCATTCATTTATTCTATTGTAGTGCAGATTACTTTTCTTCAAACCCAAAACCTTCGTATATTGATATTTTTTCTGACATAGATGTTAACTATTAACATTAACAGTCCATCCTTTATCTTCAAGTAATCCTTTATTTACTAATCCTGCTGCTGACGGTTTAGCATTTGTCCCTCCATTAAGACTTACTGTGCCAGTCTTGCCTGATATTGTTACACAAGCAAATAAATCTGAAAGTATCTGATCTATATCGTCAGAATCGGTGATTGCATTGTACGAAAGATTGACCTCAATTAATGCAGTCATTCCTGTCGATATAGCTCCTGCTTCATAACCTGTTAAATTGTTATATTGTAATCTTAACTGTTCCAATAATAAACAATTACCTAATTCCAGAGGGATGGAACCATATAATTGATTATTAAATAAATACAAAAAACGCAAATACCCTAAATCACCAACTCTCTGAGGTATTTCTTCATATATTTGATTATATGCGATCTGAATATTAGTTAATGTCCTACACTTCATTAGGTTATCAAGTCCTCCAGTAAATGCATTATTATAAGCAATAAACTTACCCAAATATGATTGCAAAGATATACTTGGCGGTATTATGCCAGAAAAGAAACAATAATTAATATATATTCCAGAACCCACAGCTCCATTATGTGCTCCTAATAATTTAAAATATTGTAATCCTGTATCACCTAATTGACCAGAACAACCACATCCATTTATCACAATATCATTACTTGTTCCGGTTGAATAATTAGTTGTAACTACTTTTTTCAATGAATTAAGATCAGGATATTTAATACTCATTATATCACGAAATCCTAATGTTGACAATTTTACATTTGATCCATCTGACGTAATATTAATTGCCGTGCCTCCGCTTGTAGCAGCTAATTTAAAATCCCAATATGGAGCGTTTCGCACATCTCTAACATAATATATGGTATCAAAATTAAGTCCAGCGGGTGGAGTATCACCACTCAAAATAACATTTGACGTATTACTCAATCCATGAGATGTTAATTTCACTCTATCTGTTGATGAATCAATTGTTACTGAGACTTCGTCATGGTATTTATCATTACTAAATAATAAAGATAAGGCTTCGTTGGATGTATCATCCCAAAATAATACTTTATAGCCAGCAGTTTGAAAATAACTGACCACAGCAGCACCAATATTAGCGTATGTATCGGTAAATACAATTAACCCATTATCACTATCAAGCTTTATGCCACAATCAAGATGTTTTAACACTTCGTAATCTTCGCGAATAACACTATAATACCTGTCTCTATACGAATCAATACGTGTGTAATACTCTGAGACTCCAACTATATCTACACCAAGTGAAATACAATGATCTATAAAATCTTTAAAATATGTTTCATTAGTTCCATGCCCTGCAATATGTACTGGCTCATGTATATTATTTGCAACTGTTACGTGACCCTTAGCCAAGCCAGTTGATTCAGGGGTAGTCATTTCTACACTATATGCTCCTGCTAAGTGTTCAACAAAACCATAATATCTTTGTGGAGACTGATAATAGTCTCCGTCATAACCCCGTTGTAGTTTTCTATATCCTGCGACTAATTTGATTACATCGTCATTTGTGACATATCTTGGATAAGCAAAATGAATAGGTGATGGTAGTCCATTGGCCACAAAATACGAACTCGAATTTACAAGTTCAGATATACGATCATCATCAGTTATAGTTGTGAAATCTGATAAGGCACCATATACATCATCCATTGCATGACTCCAAGAATGGCATTGAATGTCCGCTCCCTCAGCAACCATAGTTGCCAATGTTGCCCATGTAACATATCCAGCAGTACCGACATATTTTGCATTAATGAAGAATGTTGATTTATTAATGCCTTTATCTTTAAGATATTGCCACGTATTCTCCGTAGCAGGAGATTTACCATCATCAAATGAAAGTGCGACAAAACACTTAGGCACACTCTCTGTTCCGGCTTTATAACCAAATCTTTTATTAATCCAATAACCAACCTTTTCCTCAACCCCGGCAGATTTAAGATAGTCTAATTCAGTGATTAATTGACTTTCATCTGTAATATTTCCTCCTTCCGCTTCAACAATGGCTTTATATTCCGCAGCAGCCTTAGCTCCCCACGACTGAGAAGCACCTCCAAACGGAACACCTATTGCGTTTCCTATTGCTAGTCCCATTATGTTATTTCTTTTTCAACCCAAAAATAACCACTTATTATAGTGACGTTATTGACTGTGTCCTCAACCTGATAATCAAACATTCCTGATTGCTCAAAGCCTATATCGTCAGTAAGATGAAACGTAGCCCCTGTACAGACAATATCCGCAGGACTGACTCCCGTAAGCCATTCTTTTATTAACAGCCCGTCCTTACGTCTGACTCTGATAGTTATGTTAGTTACTGTGTAAGCAATCCCGTAATCGGGTGCTTGGTTAAGGGCTGTGTAAAACGTCTGCCCCAAGCCATCAAGTACCCTCGCAACGTGAAATGTCAGGTCAATAGCATCGCCTTTAACAACTCTTATGTTATGCCGTGCAGGGAAATTGCCTATCATAACTTTTAGTTTGCAGGATAGCCAACGTAAATACCTGTTGCTGTTGTCCCGGTCTTGAGTATTTTCTTCACAATAACAGGATCGACAAAGTAAACCTGTGCTTCAACAGTCTTTGTTACTGTTTCAGTATCTTCATTACCAACCGGAACATAACAAATATCTCCGGCTCCGCTCCTGACAAAGAATCCGCTTTTATCCTCAAAGTCTTCCGAGGTTACATCGACGGCTATTTCCCGTCCTACATTAAATCTGTTTCCGTACCACATATCATTTAGTTTTTATTCTCCTAATACCATAAACGGTCTGCTGTTTGAACAATCTTTTAAACTGCATCCTGACCACAGCGGGTAATCATCCGATTTGCGGTTAAGGAATGTTATTATCTCGCATCTTATAGCATCAGCCATAAGTCTGCTTTCTGTTTCTAGCCTCTGAATATCCTTTGGCGTTGCCGGAGTTGAAAAATCGCTGTCTTTCCGTACTATTCCCGCAGCCGTATAATTATAGATGCTCCTGTTCGTAAATCTTGCAAATGCATAGTAAATAATACAAGCTTTCAACCCCTGAAACATATAAGTATCGCTTCCGTAAGTGTACGTTCCACCATCCAAAAGCAAAGTGTTTGCAGCCGACAATGAATTCCCTGCGAATTGAGTTACTATCTCATTCAATAACGAATCGCCAAGCCAAGCCTTTACGTCAAAAAGCTGAGCCTCAGAAACGAACTGAAGCCAGGAAACGTAATTCTTGACTGAATCAGCCACGTACTTGTAATTATCCAAATCCGCTTTAGTTACTAACGCTGTCATCTTTTGTTTCTTTTTTGTCGGAAGTCTTTTCAACCGGAGTGATATACGTCAACGGAGCTATCGTGAAATTACTGAACTTAGTTGGGAAGAACTCAAACAGATCAGCAAAAGCCTGTTCCAGCGAGATCCTGTCCCCATGTGTTACCGAGTTCATAAAGTCGTAAGCATTATTCATAAGGTCAGCTCCGAATCCAGCACCTACATCAACGCCCCGGAGAATCGGAGGGATCATAAACATCTTCCCGATATTCTCCTGAACTGTTTTTTCTGTCAGCTCATACATCTTGTCGTAATTCTGAGTTGGGAAAGGAATGAACTCAGGCTTTTCTTCATCAGCATCAACATCAACAACCCATATCTTGACTGCGTTGTTATCTCCCTGCATCCTCTCTATCATCTTAGCACTTGCAAGTTGCTCCTGATTATATGGATCGTTAGGATCAATCGTACCGTCATCCTTTGTATGAAGCTTCAATCCCTTTCGTACCAAGATCCCGGCAGGAAGAAAATTATACTTTGCGTTCCTGTGTTTGACTGTCGAAACACTTTCTTCCGTCAGCATATCAGTTACAATAGGATCAAAAGGGCTTACGGGATATTCAAGCTCTCCGTCAGAAGTGAAATAATAAATCTGCCCTATGAATTTCTCCGGGTTCCCGGCTTCCTTGATCTGCTTAAATGCGTTCTGAACATTGAACACATTAGCCCATTTAACATCGCTTTTGTCAAATCTCCTGCCTGTTATTCCTGTCCAGTCGGGATGAATAGCTATTTGCCCGGTATATTCAAGTGAGTTGTTTATCCCGATACGGCATTGTTCAAATGGGATATTATAAAGTTCTGCCGGAAGTGATAAGCCACTATATTTTACAAGGATTGCGAAGCCGTTGAAGTTACGAAGGTCTTTGGCACATTTTGCTAATAGCACGTTAGCCTTTTCCTTGCTGCTATTAACAATAGTTGTGGCGAGAGCCTGATCTTCAAAACCCTCGCCAATAATAAACTTGTTGTATATGTCAAGACAAGACTTCCCGGTTCCTGATGCGCTTACAATTTCAAGTATCTTCTGCGGGTAATCGTTGTTGCTCCCGTATGCTTTGATACCGAGATAGGTATTCCAAACATTGCGTTCAACCCGTTGGTCTGTTTTTACAGATGATACTTTCATTATTCATCAGTTTTCTTCTTTGATGATCTCTTACGTGGGCTTTTCCCGGACATCTTTTCCGTTGGCAGCATCTCGTTAATAGCTTTCTTAATTATTTTTTCAGGCTCTATAACTTCTGCCTTTGGTTCTTCTTTGGGAAGTATAACGACATTCGGTGGAACGTAAGGCTTAGACGGCATCGGTCTTTTTACGAAGAATACCACCCTCGCAGGATATTGCCTGAGATATTCTTCAGCAATAGGTTCATATTTTACGGGTTCCAATTCAAGATTACGGTTCGTGAAGCTCTTTATCCCTTTGTAAGCTCCCTGATCAAATATTGCAACGTACCCACGTCGCATTTCATATTTACTTGCCATTTTCGTTATGTTTATGATTTTATACAATGCCTCGATATAACAGGTTGAACAACCAAAGTTAATATTTCTTCCGGTTAATATCCGTATGCACCTCCTGATCTTTGCTTTCCTGTCAGGTGTTCTTGCCGAAGGAACGTTAATATATTCCTTTGCAAAAGACCTTACCTCATCCTGAAGTGTCATAAAAATAAAGCAGGGGCTTTTACACCCCTACTTGATTAATCACAACAGGGAGCAAGAAGTGCTTCAATAGCCTGTCTTGTAAGCGTGAGGCTAGTCACGAAATAAGACAGAGGAGGCATGGATTCTTTAAGTGAATCAGAGCATCCGGCAGTCAGCAGCCAACCTCCGAGCATTTCTTCATCCCCGGTATTGCGTTCTGCTGCATTGAGTTCAAGTCCGAAATCCCATCCGAGAACTTCAAAAACAGTCCTTCCGTCACCTAGTACATCATCAGGCTTGTTGTAATTGTTCTCAATTATCACTATGAATCGGCTTCCTTTTGCATTGTCAATCCATAACTTATCTTCAGGCGTGTTGTCAAATACCCGGAAAATAAAGTTGTGATCCCATACTTTCTGATATGCCCTCTTTACCATCGCCACCGAATGCTCGTTGCTGAAGTTGTAACCTTCAACACAATATGCATACGGATTAGGGGAAAGACTTTTAAGGACAAGCTGTGTCAGGAGCAAGGGATTATTAGCATCAAACGTGCATAAGTCCTTATCAACATGGTCGAAGTTGATAAAGTATGCTCTGTCCTTAACCCCGGGAACTAAATTCTCGCAGTTTTTTAGGATACAGTCGACTATTTGGTTACATCCTATTGTCATGGTCGTAAAATTTTACATTCCGACCTGAACGAGCCTGTCATCTATGATCTTTGCATCAAAGGCATCAACTGCCTCGATCCTGTTATAACGACTTCTCGGATCATAGAAAGTGTTGATCCTTTCAAACAGACTGTTACAAGCCATACCTATATTCAAGTTCGATTTCGTGGTGTAGATAACCCTATGCGGATTATCAAGGGTTGTTCCGTTATTGTAATATGCCCTGATCCATTGATCCCACAGACAGTTAGAATAAATCGGAATACCATCCCAAACAGCAAATTCAAGACCTCCTGCCATCAGTTTGTAATCCTGAAATACAGTTCCAAGTCCCTGAAGGAACCTTTTCAGCCGTTGCATTACTGACTGTGTGACAAGCAATACCCTATCGGGCTGTTCGGTAAGTTCGCAGGGAGCTGCATCAATAACAGCGTTAACGGCAGCAGCCATCAGAGCAGGAGTTGCTACCGAGAACTGAAGTGCAGTTGTTAACTGATTGTTGCCCGGAAGTGCTGTGAGCTGGTCAGGATTGGCAGCGTATATAGCAGCTAATTGAACGAAGAACCCGTCAATAACATTGAAAAAGTCAGGATCAATACCGGGAGTTAATGTTCCAACCGGAGCATTAGCTGCATTGACATCTCCGAACCAGGCGTGACGGAATACCATCTTCTCAATATCTTTTGCAAGGATATTAAGAATAAAAGTAAAGATTTCTGTTTTTGTAAGATCGTAAAGATCAACTCCGCATTTCAGAGCAAGGCGCATCAGGGTATCCTGAACTTCGTCAACGCACATATCAATTATTACTTCAAGATACTTCGGTTCCCAAGTCTTTTCTGTTGCGGGGTTCTCGTAACAATGCGCTACGGGATTACAAGCCTGTGCAGCCTTTCCAACAAGCCCGAATGTTCCGGGGATAATCCCGATACGTTTATCGTTTTTGATGCCTGTGTGTAAGGTATGGAACAGGGAGAGGGACGGGGCTGATAAAACAGCCGTAACGACAAGTTCATTTAGCGACCGAACTTCATCCGGGGTGAAATGTAAATTGTCAAGATTGAGTGTGTTACCACACGAAGGACTGAGCTGTGACATTTTTTATTCTTCTTTAAGTTTAGCGTATAATTCTTTTACACGATTAAGATCAATTCCCCCGGTCTTTTCGTCACTATGCTGAGTGATTTTGTTACGGCTTACGGGCTTCCAAGTATTTTTGAGATTCTGAAGCTCTGTTGCAAGGGCTACTGCTTTTACTTCTTCTTCTTCCAAAGCCTTTTCCCTGTCTGCTAAAGCCTTCTCTTTTTCGTCAACGTCTTCCTTTGACTTTTCAAGCTCAGCGATCCGGGCTTTGAGTTCAGTGATTGTTTTTTTTGCTTCTTCCAGTTCGGACTTTTCGTCTTTTGGAGCTATGATCTCTTTTACCACTCCGTTTTCAATGACAACTGTTTCGCCTGTTGCCATTACAAACGATCCATCCGGTTTTGCCTGATCTCCGACTGCCGGACTTCCCGTTTCTTTCTGCAAAATGAATTCTTTTCCGTTGGCATCAACAACTTTCTGCTCAACAGGAAGACGGGAGAATCCTTTGATCTTTTCAATGATCGTATCAAGCTTCTTCCCGAATGTTTTTACATCTTTCTCATCCATTACTTTATTAATTAGTGATTTATAATAAGCATAAGCCTTGACAGGCTCCAATATCTTAGTTGCAAATCCAAGATCCAGCATATCTTTTGCCGACAGCTTAGAATCTTCCTTCATCAATTCTGCAAGTCTTGATTCTGCTGTGCCGGTTTTCTCAGCATAGAACTTCAATATCTTACTTTCTTCTGCCCGGAGTGATTCGGCTATTTTAATGAGATCTTCTGATTCGTACTGGTCGGCTAAAGTATAAGGCGGAATATAAGGGTTATGAATTAACCCGTCGGCATTGCTGTATATCTCACGTTCGATCCCAGCAAGGAAGATAATAGTTGCTATCGAGTAAATTTTCCCTTCGCCTATAGTCTTTATTCGCTTCCCTGAGTGAACAAGAAGATCGTGAATAGCCCAGCCCTCTTGAACATCGCCTCCCGGAGAGTTTATCCTGACAACTATTTCGTCAGCATCTTTATTATCATCAAGAAAGTCTGAAACGAGCTTTGCGGAAACGGGTTCTGATTCGCCTTCCATAAATATATCAGGTCTTGAAGATCCGATATCGCTGTATATTTTCAGAACTGCTGTTTTCATATTATAGGATAACCAGATATAATTGAAAGACAGTAGTTTCCAACATCTATTCCTATTGTCCCCTCACCAGCCTGATCCATGCCCCAACCCCAAAGATTGATAGCATATTCAATAACCTCGTAATTTCCATCCATAGCCGTAAGTATTGATTTAACAATAATAGCGACTATAAAAGTATGAAACGATTTAGCTTAATAAGTCGAGTTGATTATCGACTGAGAATTCCGTTCCCGTGAACAATCATAGGAACATTGTTTTTATCAAGTTCCGCTTTTAGTTTTGCGAAGTGTTTTTTAACTGTCTTGCAAAGTTCTCCTTTTATAATCGGATGGTTAATAAAATCAACACCGAATATATGAATCTCTGTTGCGTTGTGGTATTTGTATGCTATCTGAACAGCGACAAAAGGACTGCATACACTTTTAAACAATTTCCTTTCGTGTAATGAAATGTAGTTATCCGGCATACCGGGGAAGAATTCTATCTTGAAGAATCCGGGCATGAAATCCCAATTTGCTATCTGACTGTAAAATACTTTAGGCTTACAATCACGAATAAACTGAAGCCGATATCCGGGAAAAGAACTTGCTGCATTAAGGCATACCACCGCATCAGTTTTTACAGCTCTCCATATATCATTTACTCCGATAGTGAAGTCGAAGTCCTCTTTTTTAAAGAGCTTCAATGATTCTCCTAATCCAAGTACAGCTATCGCTCCCATCCCGGTTCAATTTCAGGTTTACCTTTTCTCCTCCTGTCGTTACGGGTTCCTGCCGTGTTATGGATTACGTACAGCGGAGTTACTGGCTTCCAATTCCAACCTTTTCCTCCGGTATGTCCTAATCCGGGAAGAACCTTGATTATTTTGTGCGTTAAATCCTTCATGTGAATATCAAGTGCTGCCTTGAAACACGGTGCGCCATGATGAACATAAGGATAAAATTTATAGTAATTCTTTACTTGCAGCAAATGGAAGAACGGGTGCAGCATAAACATATAGTTTTGATTCTTGTGAAAAGGCTTTGCTCCGTATTCAAAGCCGTCGTAAGCTGTCTTTTCTAAATATCCGACACCATAGGTATCATCTTCCATCATGTTTACCATCTGCTGAACGGGACTTTTAATCATTTCTATATCGCTGTCGAAGATAAGAGCATACTTTGTTTCGCACATCCGTATTGCCATATCCATCCCCCTGCCGTGTCCTATATTATACCCGCACAACACTACTTTCGTAAGCTCAGAAGCAATACTTTCAGCGTACTTGTAGCATGAACTCCCTACCGGAGAGCCATCGACAACAATGATCTTTATATCAGGATGAAATTTCCTGACAGATTCATAAGTGTTTTTTAACAAATAAGGGGCGTCGTAGCTGACCGTTATTCCCGTTACTGTTTCTATTATATTCTCCATATATTTTCGCATCTTCTTTTCCAATTAAATTGGTAAGATGAATTAAATTATTATCCGGCAACATTCCGTAGTCCTTCTGATGCCCTGCCCCTATCCCGGCACGTCCGGGAAGTCCCTTAATTCCGATTGACAAGTTCCCTGCGCTAAAAAGATATTTATTCCTTACCAACTTCCAAAACTTTGCATCTATGAACTTGTCTTTCAGACTTGCAACCATATCTATTATAGCATCGTAAGAAAAGGCTGTCTGAAATAGCGAAGAATGCATTGTATTAGCGTTTGTAATAAACCTGCGCCATACGACATTATAATATATAGTTCTCGTTTCTCCAATAGCGTTGTAATTGCCCATTCTTTTAACCATCTCGGCAAGGTAAATCGGCTTATAATAGTCATCATCCTCAATTATGAATATTGCCTCTATCTGATCTTTTGAGTAATTATTACGAACATAGTTGATCCCGGCTAACATATTTCTTCCCTGCGTGTTCTGCCCCGGCATCCATTGTGGTTTGGGATATATTTTTGCGACTAACCAATCTTTTCGGAAATCTGCATTCACACTTTCTGTCGTCTGTGGCATCCCGTCATCAACAATGATCCATAACACTTCCCCGGAATAGGTTTGGTTAAGCATCCATCGTCTGCATAAATTAAACTGATTTCGTCTTGCTCCGGTCGGAGTTATTAGGACAATCATATCTTTTGAATGTATTTGTAATAATCTGTTTTGCGTATATCTACCATTTCTTCTTTCTTCCAAATCCACTTCCGTTCCATGCCTTCTACATAATGAACCCCGTAATTTCTATCAAGCCCGGAATCCCAAGCTTTCTTCCTTCGTCTGTATGTAGCTTCACGTTCGGCTGCTGGTTTGCAATTACCATAGTTTATTATTATACCCTCTGCCGGATATGTTTTACAATGGGGAATCTGTATTGAATCTGCTTCAAATTTAATCGTGTCGCAATATTTTGCAATCATATAAAGCCTCGACATAAAACGTCCATAAAAATAAAAATCTTTTAACGGGGTTTGATATTTTTCTCCGGTATTATACATATTGATATGTTGAACTGAGATCATATTGAATCCGTTGCTGTCGGCTTCCTCTATTGTTTCCCGGAGTGTCTTCTGAAGCGAGTAAATTATATCAATACCGAGATATACTATCCAGTCAGGTCTTACAGCTTTTATATCATTCACTAAACATCGCTGGAGAGTTATCAGATCAAAGCTGTTATTTGTATCTTTTTGCCTAGTCCTAACTCCGTGATCTTTCATATACTGATATGTCCCGTCAGTTGACATATTATCAACTA